CCACATATTCTTTCCCTGCATCTTTGCTTTGAGTTTATCATAAAGAAATACATCTGCCATATTGGCTACGAAGTACATAATGACGCTCGAAATACTTATTCTAAGACTCAATGAGAAAATTGTTACCATAGAATCGTGTGCGTAGTCAAACATACTCGGCACATATCTAATTGCTATCTGTGAAGATATAATGTAAAATAATACTGAAAACATACCCATAAAGACTGCTTTCTGTGCGAACTTCTTACCATATCTTTCAGTTAGAATATCTGTAGCTAAGAATGTACTTGCAAACAATACTGTTCCCATTGTGGAAGACAAACCAAATACATCAATTGTTTTTGCCGTCATAATATTTGCAAGGATAGATGCAATAGGCACCCATGCCAACAAACCATATTTCCCAAAGAACTTATGTGCCAAAACAACGGTTCCAAATGTTACAAAAATCTCAATAAATAAAATAAAAATATTCCAATTCATTTTTTAATCCTCCTGGTTTTTAATGTGGTTTTTAGGAACACAACCCGATTATTCATATTTTACCGGGTCTTCAACTCCGTTTTTACGGAAAGATTCAATTCTCTCTAAACAGCTAGCACACTTGCCACAAGGTAATTCTCTACCTTCATAACAACTCCATGTCAACTCATAAGGAACACCCAACTCAAGTCCAATTTTAATAACTTCGTCTTTTGTTTTGTCCTTCATGGGTGAAATGAAATGCACATAACCATAGGTCCCTTCTGCGATGGCATCATCCATCTTATTAACAAATGCTTCTGAACAATCTGCGTATGCAAAATCACTTGCATGATTTCCTAAATAAATAGCACATTCTTCATTCTCCCATAAACTCTGTGCCAATGTAGCACAAATGGAAAGCATAAGTCCATTTCTGAAAGGAACATAAGAACTGATTTTTTCACCAGTCTCCACCTGCTCTTCGTATGTAGATTCAACAACCTCCCTTCCTGTTTTAATTAAAGAGCATTTTGAAAACTGAAATAAGTTTTCTATATGAAATTCATAATGGTTTACACCATAATATTCTGCAACCTTAATGGCGCTTTCTACTTCTCTTTCGTGTCTTTGTCCATAATGGATAATGACTGTTGACACATTTTCTTTGCCGTGCTCTTTTACGGCCAATGCTAAACAGGTTGTGGAATCAATTCCACCACTGCTTAATACAAGTGCTTTCATAACTTTTCTCCTTTAGAATAATGATTTTTTATAACTTGTCATGCCTTTAAACTTGTAATTCTTTGCCCATTCCGTCAAATATATAAGGTTGCAAAGCATTCTTTTCTTGTAATCGGAACATAATTCTTCCACATTTAACCCATTTTTATCAAGCCACTCTAATACAACTTCTTTATTAGAAATGTTTGTCAAATGTGTTTTGGTATATTTTCCTTTTTCCGATACATCTATGTGACCCCAAGGAGTCATTATTATACCAGATGCTCCTGTCATTATCCATCCGGTGCTATCTGCACTATAAAATGGAAACATTTCAAGGAGTGGTAAAGATGTCATCCCCATTGCGTGAACCTTAATATTTGGATTATCTGACTCAGCAATTATTGAAAATGCTTTATTGAAAAAGTTATTTCTTTGAACTGTTGAGGCACCCACCAAGGCACCAAATCCAATATATTTAATCTGCTCACCATTTTCATCTCTGTAGGATAACATATTGTGCAACCAATCCCAATGCTCACTTTGATGATATATTGGAATAAGTTTATCGGGTTCCTTTACTTTTGAACGCATATAAAGGTAATTTTCCCAGCTTAATTGCGGTGCTTTTCTGGACTCCTCTACATTGCCCGGAATGAAGTCTACCTGGGCAAAACAAGTCAAATTTTCAGTGATAGAATTAATATAGGAAATATATTCCTCTATGTCAATCTTTTTACCCAATGTGAATGCCGTATAAGCACCGGAATCAATAAATAACTTTCCATGCTTATTATTTTCACACCACCTTTTAATATTGTTTCTGTCATTTAACTGCGACTGAAGTCGGCAAGTTCCATTTTCCAACATCCAGGTTTCCGTTAAATCGCTTTGAGAACCTGCGAAATATAAATCAAAAGGTTCTCCGTTTGCTTCTCTTTGTTTTACAAATTCTGGTATCATATTTTTATCCTTTCTCCATACCATCTTTCTGTTATCTCTACATCACAAGAGATTGGAACTGTTAATTTTGATTCTGCGGCTTTTGACATTAATAGGGCAAACCTTTCGGAAACTTCCTTTGCGTTCTCCTTAGGACATTCCCCTATCAACTCATCATGAACCGGAATTAATAATCTAAAACCAAGTTCTTTTAATTCTCTGTCTTTGCCAACAAGAATCATTGCTAACTTTGACATATCTGCGGCACTTCCCTGAATTCTACTGTTGACACATTGTCTTTCGGCATCTGCTATTTTTCCACCGTTGTCAATAATCAGTATTCCTTCCTTTAATGCCTCATCCATTATACTTCTTTTCTCTTTACCCCATGCTCTATCTAACTTTCTAAGATAATAATCTTGCCGGTGTAAAGGAACTTCCGGTATTTCTTCACCAAACATATCAAAGTCTAATAAATCTGTATCGGGCGGAGTGCCATCTTTCCATTTAAACTCATATTCAGGTAACTGCAAGTCCGGTAATCTTCTTTTTCTACCCCACAATGTTGTAACATAACCCAATTCTTCTGCCATGTGTAAACTATCTTTTTCAAATTTAGGTATCGCAGGAAATCCTTTGAATATCTTATCCTGTATTAATTGGGCTTTTTCTTTGGTTGTGTGTAGCTGTTCCGCAACAGATTTTATTCCTCTACCGTACAAAATACCCAATAATATTGATTTTGCTGATGTTCTTCGTTCTTTTCCTTCCTTATTAGTTGTTCCATCAGGATAAAACTCCAAACAATTTTCATATTCAGTATCAAATGCTATTGCGGCTATCTGGGCATATAAATCTTTTCCTTCCTGATATGCCCTTAACATCTTTTCATCCCCACACATCTGCGTCATGACTTTTGGTTCCTGCTGGGAACTAAGAATAGTCACTAGACATAAGAACATAATTTTTTCTTACTCTAATTGACTTTTTCATTTGACATCACCTCCTCTTCATATATCCACTTCAAACCTTTTATAAAAATATCTTTCTTACTAGAATTTTTTATGACATTTGAAAGGTCTTTACAGTTTTTCACTGTGTCATATCCGTTATTAAACCACCAATAAGCCGCCTGCTGAACAGTATCAAACCGTTTAACTATATTACCTTGCATATCTATGCAATGCACCTTTTTGTAATGAGACTTATTTAAGGCTTCTTTATGTTCTTCTGTTATATGGTGTCCGGCAAAATGTTTATTTCCTTTCAGCTTATCACTTATCTTTTTCCGATGACTTGGTGTGAATGGGTTATTTCTTCTATACTCTGACATTGATTTAGATATCTTTAACCGAACATCATCTGTTCTCATGATTTTATCATGTTTTTGTTTTACAATGTCGGAGTCCATTACATTGTTATCACCTCCATAACCCATATTATACCCGGTTCTTACGGAATCGTATTCTAGGATATATTTAGCTTCTAAATAGTTCAATTCTGATTTAGAATTTGCTTTGCAAAGTTCTTCAAATATAAAATTCTCAAACCCATATTTTCTCATGGCATCATACAAATGCCTGTTAACTCCATTTTTTGCATCTTGTAAATGCCCTGCCTTCCGCTGTTCCAATGTTTTCGTTGTTTGACCAATATAAACTTTTCCATTTACATTATTTGTAATTTTATAGATTAACATAAAACCACCTCCTGTAATCTATTATAACAGGATAATAGATTACAGTCAATAAAAATAACTTGTTAAGTATAATCAATAATTACTTTTGACGGAAAAATCTGAATTTGGCGAACAGTTAAAATGTTATTATTTATATCCTTTATTGAATCTCCAGCAACGAGTCGGTCCGCAAGCTTCCAACCACTTGCACATTCAACTTCACACCATCTATCAACTTCAAATTGGAATGTTTCTGTTGTAACGATATCTTCAGAATGACTTGCCACAAACATCTTTCTAATATCCTTGTTATGTGAAGGAATATTCTGCAAGTTTGGTTCACTGCTTGAAAATCTACCCGTGTTTGCTCCGTATTGATTAAAACTACAATGAATTCTTCCATCGTTTGGATTAACACATTCAGGAAGTTTATCAATATAAGTGCCCAAAAGTTTGTCAACTGTTCTATATTTCAATATTGCCTTTGCTATGGGGTTATTGATTTTCTGTAATATTTCTTCACCGGTTCCTCTTGGAGAATTTGTATCCGGACATTTTACTTTCAAAATATCATAGAATAGTATTGCAAGTTGTGTCGGACTTGATATTGAAATAGGGTCAGATAATTTATTACCGGGATTATTTAATCGGTATTCATTTATTTCCTTTTCATACTGTTTGAGACATTCATAAAACTCATTTAAACAAGTTTCTTGCTCTTTATGGTATTTCTCGGATAACTCATGTGCATACTCTTTATCAAAATATACACCGGCATCTTCCATATCTGCCACAACTTCAACACATGGCATTTCTATATTCTCAAATACCCATGCTACACCATTCATTCCATTTCTATCCGAAGGTAAACAATCACGCTCATAATATAGAAATTGTTTTTGATATTCATATAGTTCATATGTTATTTCTGGGTCCCTTGCCGCATATAAATAAGCGGTATTAATAGGAATAAGAGTAAAAGGAATTCCTTGAAATAAGGAACCATACCCCCATGCGTCACCTTGTCCGTTTAATACATACTTTTCGTGAAGTGCTTTTAATCCACTTGACTGCTCATTTTCATTCATTAATCGAGCCGCAAGATAACAGTCCCAGGTGCAATAAACATTCTTTAATTTTAATTGGTTTCTTAATACTCGAATATCAAATTTGGCATTGAACATTATTACTTCAATGTGAAAATTAAACATACCTTCGAATAAAGAACTCACCACATCTATTGGTAATTGACCTGGGATAATCTCTTGTGTGATGTAACTTATATGATTTAAAGGTATATAAGCACCTTTCTTACCCGGTGTATAAATACATGGACCTGCTATTTTATTCAATATAGGGTCGAGTCCTTCCGTTTCTGTATCTATTGCTATAATACCATTATCGACACATGCCTGAAGATAATCTCTTAACTCCTGTTCATCCTGAATAACTATATAGCGGTCTTTATATTTGCCGAGTTTGGTCTCCACCATTGCCTTTATTTGGTTAATTCTTCCAAGAATATCATTTCCGCCTTTTATAACGGGTGCATTCTTGGAAGGATTACCAACTTTATTTGCAATGATTTTGTCCTGTTCTCTTGTACTTCTTTTTGGAACTTCAAACAAAGCCATTAGAACGCTTCTCCTCTACCCATTGTTGCCGGTGTTCTTCTTCCGTCACTTCTTCTGTAAACAGGTTCTTCTTCCTCGGTATTACTTGAATATCCATCAGGAAATTCCTTGTGTGCTACATAATATTCCATATCTTCATAGGATTTTGATAATACAAGGCATTTATCCGGACCCAATACAGGTTTTACTTCCGGTAAATCCCTTAATTCTGTATTATCGGATTCTACAAAATAGATTTCATAGGTAGTATTCTTATCCCCGTAAGCACCAAATCTCTGAATTTCAAAGATGCAATTAACAAGTTTTCTTCCATTAGAAGCATATCTGCTACAAAGTCCGGATAACTTCGAAAACATTGTTTTTCCCTTATCCCATAGCTGAACCTGCTTATCTTCCATATTATATAATGGAACGAATACTCGTGCTTCGCAAGGAATACCCGCTTTACAGAAAGGACAATTATCAACCGGGTCATTATATGCTCTAAGACAATTAACATATCTGTCGTATTTCGCACCGGGTAATTTCACCTTATGTACGGACAGACCCTCAACATCGTCTATACCGTTATACATAATTCTCACCTGCTTAGTTCCCTTGTCCTGGTTGATGGAAAAGAACCCTGTTCCACCTCCACCACCATAATTTTCGGCTTCATTTGCTTTAAAACTTGCCATAATTTTTTCCTCCTTTATAGGTTTAATGTTTTATCGGCTTGCCATCGTCAGCGAATAAGTTGCCGTCTTATTCGGACATACGGGATAGGGGTGATATCCCGTATGTTTCGACTATTGAAGAGGAAGGCTATATACACACTTCAAAAGAAGTGGTATTACTGAATTCTTACAAAACTACCAGAAGCCATTTCCAGGTATGCTTTATTATCTTCTTTATAATAGGGAACTATTCTTGCATCCTTATTCTCAGATACTAATAAGGATAAATCTTCTTGGAGTTCTTCCTTGGTACTTGCCCAAAGGTCCAAGTTGATGAGCTTTTTAGTGAAATGAATTAACATATAACCTTTCTGATTTTTCATATTGTTTCCTCCTTGAGTTGTTATAGTGACACTGATACCGTCATAATAATTATATGAAATAATGAAACATAATACAACATATTTTTTAAGAATTCTGCAAATTTGTTATTATTTCTTCAATTCTTTTTAAAATAGTCATATTTTCTGTATCTTCTAATAAGGAATACAACTTTGCTTGACCTTGTATTTTATCCTGTAATATTTCTCCGGTTTCGGTATCAATAATTGTAAACCAAGCACCTTTCTGGTCAATTATACCGTACTTAATTGCCACTTCAATAAGGTCCCTTAGATAATCTATTCCTATATCATAATTAATTGTGTAATACCCGGTTCTTCTTGTGGGTGGGCATGTTTTTATCTTTGTGAGTGTAAAGTTTACAATATTACCGGCAGGATTTTCTGCACTCCTTGTTAAGGCATTACCTTTTTCGTCAATAAATTGTCCTCTACGAAATTCTATTCTTGCCGAACATATATGTTTCCACTCACGGCCACCCGGAGTTTTATAACCACCCCAGGTAGAATTTAAGTCATCTCTAACTTGATTTATTCCAAGACCTAAACAATTATGCTTTTTGCATGCCGCAACTATTTTCATAGAAAAATCTGTTAATGCTTTAGAAATACCAGCATAGGTTTTCTCTGTAAGGTCTTTATCCCATGCCTGTTGGGACATTAATACCCCAATGCTGTCCAAAACCCACATGCCTATTTCATGGGTATCAACTGCTTTGTATATAAAATCAAAGATTTCTTCTGCTGACTGTTCCTGCGGTTGCATTATAATAAGGGTAGAAACATCAACTCCTATTTTCTGTGCCCACTCAACATCCAAACTATTCTCCGCATCCACATAAAGAACTTTTCTATCCGGAAACATATTTTGGTAATTGGCCACAACATCTAATGCGGTAGTTGTTTTTCCACCATGTTCCTCACCAAAAAACTCAACTA